TTAGGAAAAATAAGAATTGCTGATAATGTAATTTCATCACTAGGTAATTCTGAGAATAAAATATTCATTGACCCATTTCCAGATGGATTGAGTAATGAAGGTGATGTTATCATTAAAGGTAACTTACAAGTTGATGGTACAACAACTACAGTTAACTCAACACAAACAACTGTTAACGACCCAATCATGATGGTTGGTGATACCACTAGCACAAGAACTGTAATGGTAACAGTTCAGTCTGGTGTATCTACAGTCATAATTGATCAAGTAACAGGTATCGCAGTCAATGATACTTTATTACATTCAAGTTTCTCTGCAACTGGTATTACAACTGTTACAGCGATTAACACTAGTAATAAGATGCTTACCTTCCAAGGTACAACTATTGCTGGAATAAGCACACAGACCACATTCACAGTGGTTCATGCAACAGACACTAATACTGACCGTGGACTTGGATTTACATATAATACTGGTATTGGAACTGCTAATTCAACTGATGGTTTCTTTGGATTAGATGATAGTTCAATTGCATCTAGCACTGCTGGTACAGGAAATCATGGCACTCACGGTGATGATAGTCGTAGATGGACATATGTGCCTGATGCAACTATATCAAACAGTGTAGTTACTGGTACGAAAGGATTCTTAGATATTAAAGGTATCTACTATCAGTCAGGAAACTTTGCTTCAGGTGGTGTTGTATGGTTTGATGATACTGGTTTACAGAGATCAACAAACAATCCACAAACTCCAGTTATCACATCTAAGCAGGTATTAACTGCTATTACAAAAATTACACTTAGCTCTTTAAGTGCTAATATTACAGTAGCAGTAGGTGACATCATTAAACAAGATGGATCAGGTGCCTTTGGTGTAGTCGAATCTGCAGTAAGTGGTGGTGATGCTGTTAATTTGATTGGTGTTGAAGGTACATTTAATACATCTGGTAATTTAAGAAAGGAAGGTGCTAGTGGTGCAATAGCAAACTTAGCATCTGTACCTGCTGCAGCAACAAATGTTTATGTAAATAAACCACATTGGACTTCAACCCTTGATGGAGGAACCTTCTGATATGCAGCAAAACAGTGAAGTAGATGTTAATGTACTAGTGAGCATATATCATACTAAATTAGCAGCAGCATTAAACCAAAATGTTCTTTTGGAAGCAAAACTCCAAACTCTAAAAAATGATTTTGAAAAAGAAAAAAATGAACTTTTAGAGCAATTAGCAAATTCAAAGAGTGAATAATGGCAAAACCATCAACCAGACAAGGATTAATCGATTATTGTTTTCGTAAATTGGGTTCCCCAGTTTTAGAGATCAATGTCGATGATGATCAGGTGGATGATTTAGTTGATGATACGATTCAGTATTACAATGAACGTCATTATAATGGTATAGAAAGAATGTATCTTAAGTATAAGATAACTCAGGAAGATATTGATAGAGGAACAGCAAAAGGAACGGATGGTGTTGGAATTGTAACTACAACTGGAACATCATCAAACATAAGTGGTCATGGAGTAGTAACAAGCAATTTTTATGAGACTTCTAATTTTATAGCAGTTCCAGATCATGTTATAGGAGTAAATAAAATATTTAAATTTGATACAAGTTCAATATCAGGTGGAATGTTTAGTATAAAATATCAGTTATTTCTAAACGATCTATATTATTTTAATTCAGTGAACTTATTGCAGTTTGCGATGACAAAAACTTATCTAGAGGATATAGATTTCCTACTTACAACAGATAAGCAAATAAGATTTAATCAAAGACAAGATAGATTATATTTAGATATCGATTGGGGATCTCAATCTAAGGATACGTTTATTGTTATTGATTGTTTTCGTGCTCTTGATCCTGATACTTTCACACAAGTTTATAATGATCCTTTTGTAAAACTTTACTTAACAGCTCTGATAAAAAGACAATGGGGACAAAATCTAATTAAATTTAGAGGAGTTAAATTACCTGGTGGTATTGAGATGAATGGAAGAGAAATTTATGATGATGCTGTTAGAGATCTTGATGCTCTAAAACAAAGAATGGCAACAGAGTATGAAACTCCACCTCTTGATTTTATTGGGTGATGACTAATGGCATTAAATCCATATTTTTTACAAGGTTCACAAGCAGAACAAAGATTAGTTCAAAATCTTGTTAATGAACAATTAAAAATTTTTGGTGTAGAAGTAACATATATTCCAAGAAAATTTGTAAATACACAATCTATCATAGAGGAAGTAACTACATCAAAATTTGATGATAACTTTCAGATAGAAGCATACGTAAACACATATGAGGGATATGCAGGAGCGGGAGATGTATTGACAAAATTTGGTATGAGTTTGAGAGATGAGGTAACTTTAACTATATCAAAAGAGAGATTTGAAGATTTTATATCACCTTTTATGACTGCTGATGAAGATATTGAATTATCATCCAGACCTCGTGAGGGCGATTTAGTATTCTTTCCTTTAGGACAAAGATTATTTGAGGTTAAGTTTGTAGAACATGAAGATCCTTTCTACCAGTTAGGTAAGAATTATGTTTATCAACTTAAGTGTGAACTCTTTGAGTATGAGGATGAGGTCATTGATACTTCAATTGATGCTATTGACACTCAGGTTGAGGATGATGGATATATTGCTAATCTTCAACTAATTGGTATTGGAAGAACAGCAACAGCAGTTGCTTCAATCGATACAGGATACATACGTGAAATATTCTTAAACAATGATGGTTCTGGATTTACAGGAACTCCAACTGTTGCAATTAGTACGTCACCTAGTGGTCAGGCAGGAGATAATGCAACTGCTGTAGCGTTTACAACTGAAAGAGCAGGTGTAAGATCTGTAGAGAAGATATTATTAACAAATGCAGGTGCTAATTACACATCTCCACCTTCAATTACCATATCAGGAGGAGGTGGAACTGGTGCTGCAGCAACTTGTTCAATTGAAACATCTTCAAGAGGTGTAATTAGATTTACTATGACAGATAATGGTATTGGATTTGGTACAGCACCAACTGTGACAGTTTCTGTGCCACCTGCTGGTATTGCTAGTGATCGTGCTGTTGGAATCGCTTCCATAGGTATTGATCCTAGTAGTGGATTTAATCGTGTTAATTCAATATTTGTATCTAATCCTGGTACTGCTTATACATCTACACCTACGGTTACAATATCTGATCCAGAGACCATTAGTGGAATTGGAACTTATTTCTTTAATGAAGTTGTTCAAGGTATGCGTTCAGGAACACAAGCAAGAGTTAAAAATTGGGATTATGATACTCAAATACTCAAAGTTTCTAACATTGGAATTGGAACAACTACAACTGGATTCTTTCCTGGCGAAGATATTAAAGGACTTACTTCTGGTGCGTTATTCAGTCTTTCTACGTTTGATGACGATAATAGTACCGATAAATACAATGAAGGAGACATATTTGAGTCGGAAGCAGACTTACTTATAGACTTTTCTGAATCAAATCCATTCGGGAGTTTTTAATGACTATTCCAGCACCAGATAAAATATCATATGATCCTTGGTTTGATTATAAAATACCATCAGCGTTATATGATACTTTACAATGTTGGATAGCAACTGAAAAAACATCAGAGTGGACAACAAAAGTTGACAATAATATACATTCCAAAATGTATGATTTAGCAACAAAAAATGGTTTACTTCTAGGTGGATCAGAATCAGTAGTATAGGAAAATGTTAGGGAATTATTTTTATCACGAAATTGTAAGAAAAACTGTCATTGCATTTGGCACATTGTTTAATGATATTCATGTGCGTCATGATGATGGTGCTGGTAATGTGATATCAGATATAAAAGTTCCAATAGCTTATGGTCCTAGACAAAAGTTTTTAGCAAGAATTACACAACAGGCAGAATTAAATAAAGCAACTCAAATAACATTACCAAGAATGTCTTTTGAGATTACAAATATTTCTTATGACTCAACAAGAAAAGCAGGTATTACACAAACATTTAAGGCACAAGACGTTAATAATAATCAAATGAAAAAGGTATTCATGCCTGTTCCTTACAATTTAGGGTTTGACCTAAATATTTTAGTGAAATTGCAAGATGATGGTTTGCAAATCTTAGAGCAAATTTTACCTTTCTTTCAACCAGGTTTTAACATATCGATTGATTTAGTAAAATCTATTGGTGAAAAAAGAGATATACCCATGGTTTTGCAGAATATTGCACAGCAAGATGATTACGAAGGAGATTTTGTTACAAGAAGAGCATTAATTTATACTTTGTCATTCACAGCAAAAACATTCTTCTTTAATCATATCGCAGATACTCCAGAGGGACTTATCAAAAAAGTTCAATTGGATTACTACACTGATACTAATACTAGAACAGCATCTAGAGTTCAAAGATACACTGTTCTTCCAAAAGCAAAGAAAGACTATAACGAAGATAATGTTATAGATACTGCAGATGACTTATTAATTGAACCAGGTGATGATTTTGGATTTACTGAAACAAGTTCATTCTTTGGTGATGCAAAAGAATTTAGTCCCACAAGGAAGGTAGACATCTAATGAAATCATTCGCACAATTCATAAAAGAAAATAATCATATACAAGAAAAGTTAGATGCTACTGTATATGGTGAGGTTAAATATGGTGCTCCTGCTGTTAGACAAAAATCTAAAAAAGAAATATCAGGTATGGTTGGTAAAGCAATTGATCATGCTAAAGCAGGAACAGTTGATACAACTAAGGGAACACCTGCACGTAAACGCAAACTATCATTTGGTGGATCTGTAAGTTTATCATATGAGAAAAAATCAGGTGGTGGAAAAACACCATCACCAACTAAAGTAAGACCAGATAAAACAACTGATCCAAAAGGAACCAAAGTCAAACCAGATAAACCAAAAAATACAAATAAAGGTGGAACAAAAACTAAAATTAAAACTACTAAAACAATTAAAACAGTTGCAGTAAAAGGTAATGGTGGAAGACCTAATAAACCATCAAATGATGTAAGACCTATTAAAACATCGACACCAGCACCAATTAAAACATCGACACCATCAAGCACTAATGTATTAACAAAAGGATCTAATACCTCATCACCATCACCATCACCATCACCATCAAGCACTAAGGTATTAACAAAAAAACCTACCCCACCTCCTACACCTGTAAGACCTGTAAGGGAAGTGTGATGAAAAAAGGTTATGACTCACTAAATGATGCTTTTAACACTGATGGAAGTGTTGAGGTAGATGCAATTGTGAAAGCAGATGAAGCACCTAAAGTTGATGAAGTTAAAAAAGATTATGATTACACAAGAGGAAA